CAGAGTTTAACTAAGAACTTGCAAGATGACCTTGATGAGATTTGTTCAGAACTTGATGAAGAGAATATTAACAAGTTCGACAAATGCTTTGTAGTTAAAGATGAGCAACATCCTCTTCTACTACAAATGTATAGTCGTGGAGATGTAACAATCGAAACGATGTTGATACTAGATGCTATTAACAACTATTTGGCATATTGGGATAAGACGCTCGGTGATGATTTCTTCTGGAAAGAAGAACGGCGAAAGTTAATTAAATACCGACCTTTTCTTGATTTTGATGTTGACAAATACAAGGCAATAGTGTATAGTAAGCAACAGAAATATGATGAAAGTCGTATAAATAGTAGCATATGATGAATATGTGGATAAGATAAACTTATACAACGCAATATAACGTACATACGAGGTAAAAACATATGAGTACATTCGCACAACTAAAGAAGTCTAACGACAATCTTTCCCGTCTACTAACAGAAGTAGATAAAGTAAATACCCCCCAAAAGTCTAACAACAGCAATCAAGATGAACGCTTCTGGCGTCCAGAACTAGATAAGTCTGGTAATGGTTATGCAGTTATTAGATTCCTTCCAGAGAGTGAAGGTGAAGAACTACCATGGGTTCGTATCTTCAATCATGGGTTTCAAGGTCCTACTGGTAAATGGTATATTGAGAATTCTCTCACTACGCTAAATCAAAAAGACCCGGTTGCAGAGCATAACTCTGTACTATGGAACTCTGGTACTGAAGCGAACAAAGACATTGCGAGAAAGCAGAAGCGTAGACTTTCTTATATCGCTAACGTCTTAGTAGTTTCTGATCCTAAGCATCCTGAGAATGAAGGTCAAGTGAAACTGTTCAAGTTTGGTAAGAAAATCTTTGATAAGATTATGGATCAGATGAAACCACAGTTTGAAGACGAAAGTCCTATCAACCCATTTGATCCTTGGAAAGGTACAAACTTCAAATTGAAGATTAGAAAAGTAGAAGGTTTTACTAACTACGATAAATCTGAATTTGATTCCGTATCACCTGTATTCGAAGGTGATGATGCTAAGATTGAAGCATTGTGGAACTCACAATATAAGTTGCAAGAATTTCTTGCATCATCAAACTTCAAGTCTTATGATGAGTTGCAATCAAAACTTAATTTGGTTCTCAACTTAGAAGGAGCATCTCAAGAAAGTTTCACGCCTGCTGTGGCACCAACGCCAACACCAGCAAGTGTGGATAAAGCACCATGGGTAGAAGAAGCGAAATCTACTACACCAGAGGTGACACAATCATCAGGTGATGATGAAGATGATGAAGCAATGTCATACTTCAGTAAACTTGCCAGCGATGACTAACATAACACAATAGGAGAACGGAAGTTATTCCATTCATCAGATTACTCTTATACTAGTTTGAGGAAATCTTAGATTTCGTTTGATGAAGAAAGTAACAGTTGTTTAAGAAAAGGAGGACTTGCGTCCTCTTTTTTTTATGCCGATATTGAGAACCATTATAAATAGTAGTAACGATTGATATGGTCGCACTTCCCTACAGTATGATATAAGATGTTTAACCTAGCAAGGGGTAATCATGCTGGCAGAACTCGCACTATGCTCGGCGGCATTTAACACTGTAAAAGAATTCATTCAAAATGGTAAAGAACTTCATCAAATGGGTGAGGGTATTATCAACTATTTTGACGCAAAGAGTGCTTTACAGAAAAAAGTTAATAAAGCATCTGGAGACAAATCTGATTTAGAAGAGTTTCTTGCACTAGAGCAAATCAAAGCACAAGAAGACGAACTGCGTGAACTTATGATTTACACAGGACGTGCTGGTATGTGGCAAGATTGGATTAAGTTTCAAGCAGAAGCGGCACAGAGAAGAAAAGACCAAGAGAAGGCAGAACTAAGAGCAAGAATACAAAGACAACAGCAAATGTATCAATGGTTTGAGATTAGTGTCGCTATTGCTCTTGTTGGTCTTGGTTGTATATTTTTATTTTGGTTTTTCTATAAACTATCTACTTAGAAATCAACATTCGTAAGTTGAGTTAAATCTGACTTATGATGTATGTTATTCGTTGAAACAGTTGTAGTACTTGCATTACTAGAGTTGGTACTGTTAATCTGCGTCACGCTTGGTTTTTGTTGATTGTACAACATTTCTAAAGTTGATAGTTCGTTATTTTCTGCTTGTGCAGTTTGTAATTTATTTCCTGACTTAGTAACTACAACACCATCACCAACTAATTGTGTGTTTGGTGGACCGGTCATAGCACCAGCAGTTGTAATTGGTACCGCTGGTTCAGGTGCTACAAGACCTAGCGAATCCCTTAACATTTTAATATTCTTTGATGCTTCTTCGAAATTTACTTCACCTGATGCAAGACCTTTAAATTCTATACTTTCTCCACCGAACAATTTTTTAAAGAAACCACCCTCTGCTTTACCACCCATGATTGCTTTTTCGATTGCTGGCACGGCACCTACTAAGTCATCCGCCATATCTTTAATATTAATATCGCCGCCATCAAATTTAAGTCCACTTAATTTTGATAATGCACTTTCAATTCTTTCTAGTGCAGTTGCGCCTTTTGTTAGGTCGTCTGCTTTACTAGCAACATTCATCATTTCTGTAATAGGGGACTCACTGCCTGTTAAGAAATTTACTATTTTTGATCCAGCGTTTGCAAGAGAACCAACAAGATTACCTCCAGCGAATGACATTAGTCCATCTGATAATCCTGACATTACAGTTTTAAAGTTTTCTACTTCTGCAGGAGTTGCTCCAGGTAAAGATGGGATAGTTAAAAGATTTTTAACATTATCTACTGTAGTTTGTGACCAATCAGAACCTCCAGTAAATTTAGCGATTGCTTGACCTACTCCAGCGACAGTACTACCAATACCAAATGCTACAAGACCAGCAGATATAAATCCCATGTTTGCGGCAAAATCTACTACTTTCTTAAAGTCTATATCTCCAACAGTTACGAGAGTTTTTACATTATCAACAATAAGTTTCGCCCATGTAGGATCGGTAAAGTTTGCAAGGGCACTACCAAGACCTCCAACTGCCGCACCAACACCAAAGATAATAAGACCAGCAGATATTAATGTCATGTTTGCGGCGAATTTTACTGCCTTAGTAAAATCAATGTCTGCAACTTCAACGAGTTTTTTTACATTATCAACAATAGTTACTGCCCATTTGGGGTCCATAAAATTATTCAATGCTCCTGCTAAACCTGCAACTGCAGAACCAATACCAAAGATAGCAAGACCACCTCCGATTGTTCCTAATGCAAGTGCCGCTACGAATGCATCTGCTACTGATATATCTGCACCTAGTCCAGCGAGTTTCTTGACGTTCTCAACAATACTATCTACAAAATTACTGCTACCAGTAAAGTTTAGAAGTGCTTCAGAGAGACCTGCTATTCCAGAACCTACTCCAAATATTGCTAGACCACCACCAAGAGTTGTAAGTGCATAAACAGTTTTGTTTATATCTCCAAGAGAAACTTCCTCGTTTAAACTTGTGAGTGTTAATACTTTGTCTTTTACTTTTTGTGCATCAAAGTCTAAGAATCCTGCAAAGGCGGCAACAAGACCAGCGGCCGCACCAGCGGCGGCAACACCAAGCATTGCAAGTTTACTCATTGGTTTTTTCTTATCAACTGCTACTTGACTATTATCAGCAGGACCTGCTATGATAGGCGCACCATCTGGTGCTTCTCTATTCGTTTCTGTTGCTTGTGCCGCACCAAATGCATCAGGTGCAAGTGCGGCCGCAATTTGTTCTAGTAAATCAGTTTGAGGTGCGAGTGTACCTAAGATGTCTTGCAGATATGTTTCCATACTAGCAAGATGCGTAACTTGTGCATCTAACTTGATGCCATTTTCTACTTGCATCTTTTCAATTACATCTGCTAGTGAATTTATATCTGCCATTTTTTAGTTCCTATTTACTTTTTTTATCAGCGTAAGCATTTGCTCCAAAATAAGCGGCAACCAATGCTGAAATTGCGACAAAGTAAGTCGGTGCGATATCTGCAATCAATCTTGCCGCCACTTCTTGTCCTAGTAATGATGTAATCAAAATACCTGATGGATAAAATAACATTCCCATCAAAGCAAACCATGTCATAAATCTCATAGCATCTCTTCTCGCATCTGCATCCTCTAGTTCTTTTCGTTTAAATTCAAGATACATCTCTTGTTCGCCTGGTGTTACTTTACCATCACCATTTGTGTCTGCTGGATGAAATCCTGCTTTTTTAATCTCTTCCGTCATGTTGCGTTCCTCTGTCTTTGTTTTTCATTCTCTTCTTGAATATATTGGGTCAACAGAGTAATATATATTTCCCTCTCCCACGGTATCATGTTTTCTAGTTCTGTTAATGAGTATTTATGATGTTGCATCAATGCAAAATTCGTTTGCATATAATTAACTAACTCATCATGCGAGAGGGTTATGCTAAAAAATTTTGTAACCCACTTATTTCTCTAGTTTGTTCTTTACCACAAGTACTACACACATAATCTAAAGTAGTAGAAATCTTCGGCATTGCTTCCAGATAAGTTCTAATTTTATCGAACTGTTCTGCAGTCATACTTTCGATGAATTCTTTCAATTCCTCTTTAGGTGTAGTCTTAGCATCAATAATGTTACCATCACTTTCAATACTTTCAATACAGTTCTGTAGAAAGTTAAAGTTACCATCAACTTTCGCTACATCAACATTACTAAGTGTTTTAATTGTTGGGTATTGCATATGAATGGTAATGTCATCGTTGATTTTAATCTTACTGTCAACAAGTTTTGATGCATCATATTTAACATCTGTTAAATTTAGTTGTATATTTGTTAGACCTTCACAACCTTCTTCTAAACATTTAACTCTAAAGTCAATGCTCTCGCCCACCGACTTTTCTCTTAAACGTAAAAAGATATTCTCTATCTCAAATAGTGGTAATGTATCCATGTCTAATTTGTCAAACGTACAATTATTAATAATCTTTTTAATTGCATTCATCAAATTAGAATTTCCTGCTTCTTCCATTGCGAGAAGAAGTATTTTTTGTTCTTTGACCAAAAAAGGTCTGAACTTTATGATATCGCCATTATATATTTCTAACTCATATTCTGGTGCATCAATTCTAGGTAGTGCCATAATTATTTCTCCTTAATATTGTCACTTGTTAATTATAAACTTATTACTTCTTGTCCATTAGCAAATGTAGTAACTCCTCCAGACGAACCTTCAGTAGTAAACAATCCTGTACTAGGATCGTAACTCTTTGTACTTGCAACAAGTCCGTGTGCGCCTACTGATCCTAATCCCTCTGAAAGTGTAGTATCTGTCCATTTTCTATATGCCATAGAAACATTCAGTCTTGGTACTTCAGCACCTCCTGCTGAGTATCCAATCTCGGCAACAGTTTTTGGATAGCATTCTTGAAGAGTACACTGATACTTTGCTTTCAACGGTTTACCATTTTGTCCATCATTATCATTTGCATCAAGTGCAAGAATATGAATATCGCAAATGTATTCGTTATAAAAATTCATATGTCCACTGTCTTCATCGTAGATTGCTTTTTGCCAAGTATCAAAATATTTTTTAAGTATATAATCTCTATCTATGTAGTAAGTAAAATTTACTGGTGTGTAACTGCGACCATAAGGCATCTCTCTACCAGGACCATATACTTTATTTAATTTACTATCAATGTTCAATGCTGGTAGTGATGCTACTTCACAATAAAGACTTGTTAGATACATACCATTACTACTTCTATTCATTTGAGTAAAGTCGCTCATAAGATTACCTTCACCAAACATTGATGATACGCCGTTTCTATTTGCTGACTTTCCTCTAGGCACTCCCATGATAACCATGTATCTACTCGACTTTGCTAGTCCAGCACCTCCTTGAACTTCTGCTAAAAAATTGTTTATGCTCATGGTCTCTGCCTCATTTTTCTATTACTATCTAAGTATACTGCTTGTTTACTTTTTCCTCTGAATGATTCCGTTGGTAAGATTGCCGCAACTGTCCAATCATCAGGTGGTATAAAAAGTTTTCTACCTTTGATTACATCTGTTCTATATTTCTTTACTGCAGGTCTAACTTCTCTGAACCTTGCAAAGTTGCTCAGTATCTTCCAGTCTGCACGAATTCTTGTCTGTATGTCTGTATCGCCTATTTTAAATCTGCTTAGTTTTTCTAATAGTATAATTCTTTGAACTGGATGTAAGTAATGAAAATTCAAAGCACTTATTAGATTACCTTCAAAGTTAAATGGAAGTATTAAAGGAAACTGGTCATAGTATGGCAACTTTGCCTTTGTGATAGGATTCATATAGTTAATCAAATACATTCTTCCTGGTAACAGTCTATTAGTCAAATTATCAGAATAATCACTCATAAGTTTTTGACCACTGTAAACTGTTCCAACAAGTTGACGCACTTGGTTTTGATACCACTGTGCAGACTTACGCTGGTCTCCAGTCGCCGCTCTGATTTCTTCTAGTACTCTTATCTCTGCCATACTAGTATTTATGCTAGTTTAAATGGTCTTCTGTAAGAATTATGAATTCCCACTTCTTGTCTTTAGCATATTCTGTTGCCGCTTTCCACTTTGCTTCGTTGACACCCCAATTCTTAACTTCAGAGAACCATGCTCTAGTCTTCTTCTTAGGTGTCTTAGATGGAGGTTTTGTGTATTTCTTAGGTTTGACTTCTACTAAGTATGACTTTATTGTGCCATTCTTATCTTGAAGTTGCACATAAAAGTCTACAAAGTATCTGTGTATCTTCTTATCTATAGGAGAAACGTAGGGTATAATAGTCTCTTCACTACCCCATTTTAATACACTCGCATTCAAGTCGCACCATTTCATAAATTTACGTTCCCATAAAGAACGATAAATAACATTTGTAGGGTTACCTTGATATTTCTCTTTATTGATAGGGGAATATCTTCCTTTGTATGCCATGCTAAAATCTCTTATAAATAATCATTATAGTATACTATTTATAGGACGGAGAAGAAATGAGTTATCTTACCAGACCATCAGCATTAAACTCTAACCATCGCTCAGGTAAATTCAACAGAGGTGCGAGTAGAAGAGAAGTTCAGAAAACAGGTAGAGTATATGGTACGGAAAATTTAACGTACCCTATTGATATGGGTATTGATGCTGGACCCGAATTAGACAATCATGTTATATTTGATATCTTTTTTGATGAGTCCTCTGCTTTTCAATTAGATGGTAAAAAGGGTGAACCTAAAGCATGGAAAGGTCACACTTCATTAATATCTCCAGCGTTAGGAAAAGCAGGTGATGAATTAGGTTCGACTATTGTAAAGGGAGTTAATAATTTTATTGGAGGCGATAAAGCAGATAATGCTGAGGAACCAGGAGTTGTTGAGAAGACAGCAAAAAAGGCATTTGCTTCCACTACGAAATTTACTTCTGGTATGTTTGCAGGTGCAAGAAATCTAAAAAAATTGAATTCATCAATCGCTCTTGCAGTTCCTCAGACAATGACTTCAACATCAGCGGCAAACTATACTGAAACAAAACTAGGTGCTATTGCTGGTGCTATTGGACGAGCAGTAACTAGTAATACAGGTGGTGAAGATGGTGCTACACTCGCCGGTCAAACTGCTAGACTTGTAATGGAAGGTGTCGCACAGATACCAGAAATGTTTGGTGTTAATTTAAATAATATAATGGAAGTTACTACCCGAAGAGTTTCAAACCCACACATTGAACAGAGATTTGAAAGTGTAGCATTCAGAGAGTTTTCATTTGTATATGACATGGCGGCAAGGTCTGAAGCAGAAGCAATCGCAATCGATAACATCATTAAGACATTTAGATTTCATATGCATCCAGAACTCATTAAGAGTGGGTTGTTTTATGACTACCCATCTTTGTTTGATATATCTCTTATGTTCAAAGATGAAGAAAATAAGTTTCTACAAAAGATATCATCTTGTTATCTAACAAGTTTCACGACTAACTACACATCGTCTGGTGTTTTTTCTACATTAAGAAATGGTATGCCTACTGAAGTTCAGATTACAATGAACTTTAGAGAGATTGAACCACTACACAAACACAGAATTGCAGAAGGTTTCTAAATGAGTTACTTTAACAGATTTCCAGATATCATATATGATATATCTAAACCAGGTGTCAATGAACAAAAAATTATTGTCACAAAAGATATTATTCGTAGAGTTAAATTAAAGGGTGGTGTTGCCGATAATATATTTGCATATGACCCTTATGATATTCAAGAAGGTGAGAGGCCTGATATTCTCGCACATCAGTTTTATAGTTCATCAAAACTTGCTTGGATTATTCTAGTCACAAATGAAATACATGATGTATATGAAGATTGGCCAAGAACTGAGCGTGAACTTAAAAAGATGATAAACAAAAAGTATACTAATCCTGATGCAGAGCATCATAAAGAAAGACCACAAGCATCTGGCGATACCTCTGTTATGGTTAAAACTACTGCAAATTTCTATGACTTAGTTACCGGTATAGGTACTACTCAAAACTTTGCTAGTATTTCTGTAAGTAATCGTCAATACGAAGAACGTGAAAACGAGAAGAAGAGAACAATTAAAATATTACGACCAGAATTAGTAGGTGATTTTCTAAAAGAGTTTGATGAGATTATAGGAGCATAGTATGGCAAATGTGAAAGGTGGAGGTGAAGTTCAGATACTTGCTTTAGATTTGTATCACCCATATATCAATAACGTGCCAAGCACAAAAAAATCAAAAGACTTCTTAGACTTATTGGATGTATTTGCTCAATTCACAATATACGATAGTATACTCACGCCTTTTCAATCTGCAGAAATTTTAATAAACGATAGTAACGACATGGTTCCTGATTACCCTATTATTGGTGGTAATATCTTACACATAAAATATAATGTGAAAGAAGGACCTAAAGAAACTGAAATTAGTCAATACTTCAGAGTTACTAAAGTAAAAAATATTGTTATTAATGAGAGAAAACAGTCATTCACTTTAAATCTAATTAGTGAGGCAGGTTGGCATAATATGCACACATCTCTTAGCACTGCTTTCAAGGGATCGCCTTCAGATATTATTAAAACAGTGTTCGATAATTATATCTATGGTCCTTCTGGTACTAAAAAGAATATTTCTCTTGATGGGTCTGCTGGTAACTTAAAATTAGTTTGCCCTAGATGGAAACCTAGTCAAGTCATTAAGTGGGTTACAGATAAAGCAATAGATTTAGATGATGATATGCCTGGTCTTTTCTTCTTTGAAACTAATACAGGATTTAGATTTCTATCTTTAGCAACTATGCTCGACAAAGGAAAAAATGTACCTATCACCGATACAATGGGTGAGACTAAATCAGATAGAAAAGAAGGAAAATTAACAAAAGGTTATTTATTTAAGATTCCTGGTGTGCCTACTTATGGCGCAGATGGAAAACCTCAATCAGGTATGGTAGGTAGTGAGACTACACAAAATATCGATGACTTCAGAGTATTTACTAGAGCGAATGTTGGAGAAGATGTTGTTAATGGTCACTTGTTTTCTAAACATATAACACATGATATATTTCATAAATCTTTAACTACGAATGAGTATAATTATTTTAAAGAGATGGATGGTGAGTATCCTAAAAGAACCAGACTATCGAATAGTCCACAATACTATGGAGATGGTCCTGAACCTCACGATCCTAATGTTAAAGTTAGTGTCAGTCCGAGACAATCGAAGATGCATTCTTTAATAAAAAATCAACCTGGAGATAGAACTCTATGGGCAGATGATTATGGACTTATGAGAAAGCATATGATGAACCAGATTAACGATATGGTTATTTCTAACTTTCAAGTACCAGGTACTAATCTTATTGAAGCAGGTAGACTGCTAGAGTTTAACTATCCTGCAATTAGAAAAATTGAAGGTAATGATGATGTATATCAAAAAAAGTATACTGGACTATATTTAATTAGAGATTGTATTCATATATTTAAACCTATAGGAAATGCAACTGCAACATATAAAGTAGATATGAATATTGTAAGGGACGGATTCTAATGCGTAGTTTTAAAAGTATCAGAGAAAACATTTCTCAACAAGAATTAGACCAAATAGAAAAGTTTGCAGATAGACTATTTGCAAAAGTAGGTATTGATGTAGAGTTTACTAGACATTTTATTGATAGAGTAAATGATGCTCGTAATAAGAAAGATATTACACCAGCAGAACTTACAAGACTATTTAAGCAGACGTATAATAAACATGGAAAGAAGATACCTCAATTAGGTCCAGATGCCGAGGGTGTTCTTAAAGATATGAGAACTGATATAAATATGCCATTCGTTCTCAAGTGGGATAAACAGTCGCAAGAGTTTGAACTTATCGCAAAAACAGTAATGCGTAAGAAAGGGTTTAAAACTACAAGTGATGTTTTGTCAGTCTAAATACAAATAAGAGGAATAAGCATGAACCGTAATGTTATGGGATTCGATGGATTCACTTGGTTTCAAGGTGTAGTCGAAGACCACAATGATCCAGAGCAAATAGGTAGAGTAAAAGTTCGTTGTGTAGGTATTCACACTGAAGACAAAGAAACTTTACCTACTGATGATTTGCCGTGGGCGATGGTAATGATGCCAACTACATCTGCTTCAGTTTCGCAGATTGGTCATTCTCCATCAGGACTTCTCAAAGGGTCTTGGGTTATGGGTTGGTTCAGAGATGGTAACAGTTGTCAAGAACCTGTTGTTATGGGGTCCTTTCCTGGGTACCCTATGGAAAGACCTAATACATCTTTAGGTTTCTGTGATCCTACTGGAACTCATCCTATAGAGATTGAAGAACCCGATACATCTCGTTTATCAAGAGGTGATAGAAATTCAAAACTATTAAAAAAGAAGAACGAACATCTATCTGCATCTGAACATCCACCACACCCTATTGCATGGGATGGTGGTACATGGACTACAATGTCTAATCCATATAATGCACGATATCCATTCAATAGAGTTAATCAAACAGAGAGCGGTCATGTTATCGAACTAGATGATACACCAAACGGTGAACGAATAAACATACAACATATGTCTGGTAGTTTTATTGAGATGCATCCTGATGGTTCTATAAGAATTTTAAATGAAGGCACACATGAATTGCTGATTGAGAAGGATCACAATCAACATACAAAAGGAAACTTTAACATATATGTGAGTGGTACTGCAACTATTAAAGCAGAAGGCAATATCGATATGGAATCATCTAACGACATTCGTGCTAAGTGTGTGAACTTCAGAGTTGATGCAAGTAACGTGATAGACTTAAATGGTGGCGCAGAGATTGATGCTGATGCACCGATTATTAACTTGAACTAGGGAGACTAAATAATGGCAAAGACAGTAAGACAGACAACGGCGATACATGAGAGAACATATAAAGGTACTTCTATAGGAAGAAAACCTATAACATCTACAATGAACAAACATAAACGTAAAAGTTGGAAGAAGTATATAGGACAAGGTAAATAGATGCCAGGAGTTGTACGAGTAGGTGTAGACAGTCATGTAGGTCATGCAAGTCCTACACCTAGTGCTTTTCATAGAACGTCTTATGCGTCTGGTTCGCCTAACGTGTTTACAAACAGTGCGAAGACAGTTCGTGTAGGTGATACAACTTCTTGTGGTGATCCTGCTACTGCTGGTTCGCCTAACGTGTTTGTGAATGGTATCAAAGTACACAGACTAGGTGATGGTACTGGCGGTCATGGGTCATGGGTACCAAATGCCGCCGCATCTGCATCAGGTAATGTATTTGCAAACGGCGGAGGTTCTGCACCTGCTACTTCAGGACCTATTACAAGTATTACAGCAAATGGGTCATGTGCCTCATATGACTGGAACGCTGGCGTCTGTTTAGATTAGAGGTATAAATAGTAGTATGGCAACGACTGTAACAAGAAAAACTGCTGATTTTAGCGACTTAGACTTCAACTTTACTAGATTGAGTAGTACTAGTGATGTGGCGAAGAAGACTGACGTAGAAGCAGTGAAGCAGTCAATGAAAGCACTAATACAAACAAACTATTTCGATAGACCTTTTCATCCAGAATTAGGTTGCTCTGTTGCAGGATTATTATTTGAAAATAACACTCCGATGACACAAAGAAGTATTAGAAAGTCAGTAGAAGAAGTTATACAAAATCACGAACCTAGAGCAGAAATTACGCAAGTCGATGTAACAGATGGTTCAGATAACAATGAATATAGAGTGAGAATTTATTTTTATGTAGTTAATCATACACAGCAAGAGGTATTCGAAACCTACTTGACAAGGACACGCTAATGGCACAGACAACTAAAAGACTACGAGTTACAGAACTCGACTTTGACGAAATTAAAACAAACTTAAAAACTCATATGCAATCGCAAGATGCTTTCAGAGATTATAACTTTGAAGGTTCTGCGATGAATACATTGTTAGATGTATTATCTTATAATACGCACTATAATGCAATATACGGTAATATGGTAGCAAACGAGATGTTTCTTGATAGTGCCGTCAAGAGAGATAGTGTCGTTTCACTTGCTAAACATTTAGGATACACACCTCGCTCTTCAGTTTCATCTACTGCTAGATTGAACGTAACAGTCAATTCACCTAGTGGTAGTCCTGCTACTTTGACTATGCCTAAGGGTACAGTCTTTAGAGCAAGAGTGTCTGGAACTAACTATCAATTTGTAAACTTATCAGCAACTACTATTACACCTACTGAAGGAGTTTATCAATTCACTAACTTAGATGTTAAAGAAGGAACACTTCTAAACCTACAATATACTAAAGATAGTAATACTGCATCTCAAAGATTTTTACTAGACGAACCAAATATCGATATCACCACATTAAAAGTAACAATTCAAACTAGCGTAACTGATATAACACAAAATACATTTACTGAAGCAAGTAATATTTTAGATATTGGTGCAACTAGTAAAGTGTATTTCTTAGACGCAGTAGAGAGTGGTCACTATGAAGTAACATTTGGTGATGATGTTTTAGGTCAAGCACTTGCAGATGGTAATATCGTAATCTTAGAATATGTTGTATGTAATGAAGATGATCCTAATGGTGCTTCAGATTTTACATTACAATCTGCAATTGGTGGTTCTACCAATGCTACAATTACTACAGTTATTAATGCACAGAATGGTGGTCCTAGAGAGACTTTAGATAGTATTAAATTTAATGCTCCTAAGTATTACTCATCACAAAATCGTGCAGTTACCGCAGAAGACTTTAAAGTTATTCTACCTAAGTTATATAATAACGTAGATACTATGCAAGTATGGGGCGGTGAAGATAATGATCCGCCTGTTTATGGTAAAGTCTTTATGGCAATCAAACCTAAAACAGGAAAAACATTGACAACATCTACAAAGAATGCTATTAAGTCAACTTATCTTGCAGGTAAAACAATGGTGTCAATTACACCAGAAATTGTAGACGCTGGATATATCTGTATTCTACCTACAATAAATGTGTATTGGAATCCAAACATTACATCTGCAACCTCTACAGAGATAGCAACTAAAGTTCGTAATGTAGTTCAAACATATGCTCAGAACGATATCAAGAATTTTGATAGTGTCTTCAGATATTCTCAGTTCGTGAATAGAATTGACCTTGCTGATCCTGGTATCGTTTCCAACGTCACAACGATTAGATGTGAGAGGCACTTTGATGCCATTCTAAATCAAGAAAGTAAGTATACGTTAAATTTCTATAATCCGTTATTTACTCAAGGTGCTGGTGCGCCTACTAACTTATCATCAACTGGTTTCACTATCGCCGGTAGAACACAGACGCTTTATCTAGATGATGATGGTGCTGGTAATATTCGTTCATATTATCTTGAAGAAGGTTCATCAACAAAAGTTATTGTTAATGCAACGCAAGGTGCTATTGATTACGCCGCAGGAAAGATTATTATTGACCAACTAAATATTACTAGTACAGTTGTTGATGGTGGTGAAGTTGAGATATTTGTAACACTTAACTCTAATGATATTGTGAGTGTTCGTGAAATTCTTCTTATGATTAATCCATTGACAGTTGTTGTAAATACAATCGTTGATAAAGTAGCAACTGGAGAATCCTCTGCAGGTGTTGAATATATTACTACATCAAGTAGTGAACTAAGTAAGACTGGAGGAACAGGTGCCGCAGGACAAACTTCTACTATATCAGTTGGTAGTGGTTCGTCTAGTTCATCAAGTTCTTCAGGAAGCGGTAGTAGTGGAAGCAGTTACTAATGGCATTCAACCTCGACAACGACCTTATCAAAGGTAAGATATCTTCAGTTATATCTGAACAATTACCTGAATTTGTTCAATCAGACCATCCTACGTTCATCACGTTTTTAGATGCGTATTATGAGTGGTTGGAACAACATGGTAATGCAGTTGAGGTTACAAGAAACGCAAAAATATATAATGATATTGATTTAACTGTTGATGCATTTGTTAATTACTTCAAAAAGAATTATCTTGTAGACATTCCTGATACAGTAACAAACGATAAGAGAACACTTCTTAAAAATATTAAGAACTTCTATCAAGCAAAGGGTACTGATAAGTCAATCATTCTACTCTTTAGAATGTTGTTTAACGAAGAAGTCAGTATTTACTATCCAAAGAAAGATATGTTACGGGTTTCTGATGGTCAGTTCTCTACAGATATTATTCTTAATATAAAAAATGTAACAGGACCTATTTCAGACATTGTAGGTGCTAGTGTTATTCAAGCAAACAACCCATCTCAAAGTACTATCAATCTTGCAAGTGGTGGTATTGAAAACTTTTTAGGTCTTCAAGTTGGTGCAGATACAGTATATGAACTAGCACTAACGCAGAATAGTGTGAATGGAACTTTTGTTGCCGGACAAGAAGTCACAATTTCTACACCAAATGGAACTGTTACTGGAATTATTGATGAAATCATTACTGATGTGAATATAACAACCTCTGGTGCTTACTTCACTGCTGGAGATGCATTAGTCACAAAGAACGTCACACCATTTATTCTCAAAGAAGATGGTGATAATATTTTAACCGAAGATAGTAAAACACTTATAACCGAAGAGATAGGAACTGCCGCCGCTTTTGATATTACATCTGTTGGTAAAGGTAAAATTGACAAGTATCTCATAGAAACTAAAGGTAAAGGTTATGCAGTAGGAGATGAAATTACATATACAAACTCTGGCCAAGGTTCTAGTGCTTCATCTAAAGTTGCAAGAGTTGAAGGTAGATTGATACAAGAGAATAGCGGTGATGGTGTATTATTAGAAAACGGTCATAGTATTCTCGCCGGTAACTTAGTTGAATTAGTCAAGGAAGATGGTGATAATCTCTTAATGGAAGATGGTGGTAAAGTTATTCCTGAACTTGCAGACTTCTCTGGTGAAGTTCACGAAATACTTATAGTCAATGAAGGTAACAACTATGACCAGTTACCTACAGTTTCTATCACATCTACAAGTGGTACAGGTGCAACTATATTTGCTACCTCTTCAGATGTAGGAAGAATAACTGGAATAGCAAGAACCAATTTAGGTAGTGGGTATACTCAAGCACCTCTTGTTACTTCTGATACAAATATGATATTAGAAGATATAACTGGAACATTTGTTGCTGGTGAACCACTTACTTCACAACCTTATAGACAATTAAAAGAAGATGCTGGTGCTATTAAACTAGAAACAGGAGACTTATTAATCAGTGAAAATGCAGTTGTAGAGAATGGTACTATTACTACTATTGATACAACAAGGTCTTTATATAAAGTAAAACCTGATACTGCATTAGATAAATTTAGTACACCATCAAGAAGAGGAAGAGTTACAGGCGGCACATCTGGTGCTACTGCAACTATATTTCAAAGTTCTCCTGCGACTGTTACTCCAGTTGTTGGAACACTATCTACAAGTGAAGGTGTTCTCACAGGTGCAGATGGACGTATTTCAGAAAGTTCTAAGAGTATTCAAGATAGTAAATACTTTCAAGATTTTTCTTACGTTATTAAAGTTGGTAACTCAATTAATATATGGAGAGATGCAGTCAAGAGAATATTGCATCCAGTAGGTCTTGCACTATTCGGTGAAGTTTCTGTTCAAACTTCTGTTCGTGCTTCAGTGTATGGGGGTTCTGATGTAAGACTAAATGCTAATGATCCTAGATTTAAACAAATTTTACAACTTATCAACATTTCAAGACAAGTGTTAATGACAACGCAAGAACAAGCGATAGAATTAGAAATTTTTGTTGAAGCAGTAAAGACTACAATGTTCCCAACTAGAGTTATGAAAGAAAGTGATGGTGCTATACTTCTAGAAGATAGTAATGAAACTATGTCTAATAAAGGCGCACAATTCTTACTTGGAGAAGATAGTATTAATGGAACAGAAAAAGGTAGTGGTCTATTACCTACTTTGATATTCCCTCGTAGTCCAACACCTATGACTAATATTGATGCTACAATGCAATTACTAAAAGAAATTATTCTGTTAATAAAAAATGTTTCAGTGAAAGCAGATGTAGAACTACCTTCACTAGGTTCTTCTGCAACACCAGATGTTACGATTATTATTGCCGCTTTTGAAGAGTTCGTTCAAGAGTTGACTGTAAATACTTCAGTGAAACGTGAAATAGAAATATATAAACAACTATCACAAGTTGCAATAGCAATTCAAAGGGCAGTTGTTTTATTGTTGCCAACTATTACTTCTAGCGATAAAGCATTAGTACAGGCAAGTTCAAAACTTCATATAATCTCTCAGTTGGGATTAGAAGATGCACATCTACATGAATCCTATGGTTCTGCCCGATTAGGAAGCACAGGATATTCATTAGACAGATTTAAATTTTTGTTCCCACCTTACTCGGCAGGAACGAGACAAATCGACCGTGGTGGTCGTATACATAGAGCAACGTACAACAGTGCGATACTCACAGCGAACTATAGTGGTAGTAATACTGCAAATGATACATATTGGGATGGACCTGCAAATACAAACATATCGCACCTATCCGAATATTTAATCGCTGATGACTTGGTAAACTACCCAGGAAGAAAGACACCTTTAGTATTTGATAGTGAAATCTTTCTACGAAGTAGTTAAAAAGTCTTATAAATAATGTAATAAGTACTTATTAATTAAGAGAGGATAAAATGGCCGCAATCATTACCAACAAGTTCCGTATTCACAATGCCGAGCAATACATCGAAGCATTCAGTGAAAGTGCCGGAACAAATATATATCTTTTCATCGGTAGACCACAAGCGTGGACTGATGATACCTCTCCTCCTACTCCTGCAGACAATAACGACACAGCGTTTAATGCGTATGACGATATGGTAGCAATGAAGCGTGTGGCATCTACAGATATCACACACGCAGTAGTAAGAAGAGATTGGGTTTCGGGAACTACATATGACGAATACGCACATGACTATTCATCATCAAATACTGCAAACTCAGGAGCAACAAGTTTATTCGCCGCAACATTCTATGTGTTGACTGACGATTATAACGTATACAAGGTCATCAACAACGATGGCAACACCGCAAGTACAGTTAAACCGACTGGCACTTCAACTGGTTATATCACAACTGCAGATGGATACATTTGGAAATATATGTATACTGTATCTGCCGCTGATGCACTGAAGTTCTTGTCAACCGACTTTATGCCTGTCAGATACATTGCTTCTGATCCAGGCGCCGGACAACCGTACAAAGCACAGTTCGATACTGCCGCTGCCGCAACTGCTGGTCAAATCAAGCAGATTAAAATTACTAACGCTGGTTCTGGATACAGTTCTGCACCAACAATCACTATTACTGGTGATGGTGCTAGTGCAACAGCAACAGCAACAGTCTCAGGCGGTAACATTACTGCAATCACTATCACTAATACCGGTTCTAATTATACTCAAGCGAGTATCACTGTATCAGGTGGTGGAGGTTCTTCTGGAGCAGTGAAAGCAATTATCTCACCTCCAGGTGGTCACTCAAGTTCTGCAGTAGATGAACTAGGTGGTTTCTATGTAATGAATAACGTAAGACTAGAATATGCTGATGGTTCTGGAGACTTCCCCGTTTCTAACGACTATCGTAGAATTGGTCTTATTCGTGATCCATTCAATCATGGTACTACAACTGTATCGTCTGCAACAACTTTGTCTGCAACCAAATCACTAACTCTTCAGTCTGGTGGTCTATCTGGAACATTTGCAACTGATGAAACACTTACTGGTGGGTCTTCTAGTGCATCTGCAAAAGTAATTGATTGGAACTCTTCAACAAGAGTACTAAGATATTATCAAGATATCAATACTGGATTTACTGCATTCACAGGTTCTGAAACCGTGAGTGGTGGTACATCATCTGCATCTGGAACTATTTCAGCATTGAATAATCCAGAAGTCGCAGTAGACAGTGGTGATATTATGTACATAGAACATCGTAGACCTATTAATCGTGCTTCGGATCAGATTGAAGACATTAAATTGGTTATTGAATTCTAGACTAAATACTATTAACAACTTATAGTATTTTTTTAGAGAAGATATCGGAGCAATATAAATGGCAGTTATAGACTTTAATGTAGACCCTTACTATGATGATTTTGAGGGAACTACTGGTGCAAAATCAAAGGACTTTCATCGTGTTCTCTTTCGACCTGGATTTCCAGTTCAGGCGAGAGAGTTAACTCAATTACAATCAATCTTACAAAATCAGATTGAAAAGCATGGGCGACACGTTTTCAAAGAAGGTTCAATGGTTATTCCAGGAGACCTTGCATATGATATGCAATACGACTTTATTAAAGTTCAGTCAACATTTAATGCACAAAACGTAGAAAGTTACAGAGCAGACTTTGTAAATAAGATTATTACAGGTTCTGAAAGTGGTGTTAAAGCGAGAGTTATTGGAACACTTGCGGCCACCTCGACTACTCCATTAACACTATATGTAAAATATGAAGATAGCGGTACATCTAATGAGGCCGTTGCTTTTTCAATAGGTGAAAATGTAACATTCCTT